GAAGAGTTTGGCGCTGATTTCAAGGCATACGGGGAAGATGAAGACGCAATCGAAATGCTTGCCAGTATGACCGAAGATCAACGGAAATGGACTGTGCAAAAGTTCGGCGCATTGAGCGCACGGGTTGAAGCAAGTCTGACAGGCGAGAAAGGCAGCGGTGGAGCTGGTGCAGATACCGACCCGCGGGCTGCATTGGATCAGGCAATTCAGGCAAAAGCTACTGAAGCGAAAGTTGATTACAACTCCGCTAAAGCTATCTTGGTGAAAGAGCAGCCTGAGTTATTCGAGTAGGGAGGAAGACATGGCTTTTAAAGCAGGAAAGTATGATAGCTATCCCGGCGTAGTCGCAAGCGGAGATTTATCATCTTATCAGTTTTATGTTATGAAACACGCCAGCACAGCCGGGGCGTGTATCGTTGCCGTAACAGCCGCAACAGATACGTTATTGGGTGTTCTTCAGAACAAACCCACCAGTGGCCAAGCAGCCAAGATTGCGTTTAACGGAATTCCAAAAGTCGCTTGTGAAACCGGCATTGCTGCTGGGGACGCGTTGACTTGTTCCAGCACAGGCCGCGCCACGAAAACAACCACCGACCTTGACCAAGTTATCGGTTTTGCGTTGGTTGCATCAGTAACAGCCGGGGACATTCTGCCTTACCAGGCATCCCGTGGCACGTTGGCTGACAGCTAAGGGGAGATATTATGGCACAACCTACAGCATCAGATGTTCAGGCGGTAGACCCAGTATTAACCAACATGCTCGTTGGTTATATGCAGGCAACCGACCGCTTCGTAGCAGACCGCGTCTTCCCCGGCGTACCAGTCGATAAAGACAGCGGCACTTATTACATCTTCACCAAGAAATATTGGTTTACAGATGAAATGGCACAACGCGCCTATGGTGAGCAATAGGCTCGCACCGGGTTCGGTATGGAAACCACAACTTACTCGACCCTGCAATGGGCGCTGAGTAAAGCAATTGCAGACGAAGAGCTCGCCAATAGCCAGGTTCCGATGGACTTGGAAACCGCGACCGTTCGCTGGTTGTCTCAGAAAAACTTACTTCGTAAAGAAATCCAATTCGCCGCTGACTTCATGACAACCAGCGTTTGGGAAACGGATGACAACAACAGCACAACCGATTGGGATGACTATTCCGCCGGTGACCCTGTTAGCGACATCCTGACAGCCAGGCGCACTATCAGCAATAGCACCGGGTTAGATGCGAACACAATGACCCTTGGTTATATCGTGCATAACGCATTAGTGAACCATCCTGACATTATCGACCGGATGAAATACGTCCAGGTTGCCGGTGTCAATGCTGTTGAAGCAGGATTAGTCGCAGTGTTAGGACTTGCTAATTATTGGGTTGGAAAAGCATCATATTCCAATACCAATGAAGCCAGCTCTTTCAGTGCATCAGCCATCATCGATGATGACGCTCTTGTTTGTTACACAACCCCCACCCCTGGCATTTTTGAAGCCAGCGCGGGGTACACATTCAATTGGGCTCCCGGCGGCGGGCTTGGCGCAATTCGTCCTGTTTTCCGTGACGAGGCCAATGATGCCGATCTAATCAAGCACAAGGCGCAATGGGATCAGAAAGCCGTTGCTACTGATTGCGGGTACTTCTTCGCTGATGTAGTTTAGGAGGTGAAATAATGGCACATCCACAAAATTCACCCCGCGGACTTTTCGCAAAAGCTCGTATTGATATTGGAAGCCAGCAACTTACTTATAACAGTACTGGACTGCTTTTCAGCGGACAAATCAGACTGAATGGACAGAAGTATATCGGTTCTAACACTACCGGCTATGCTTTGACATCCGTTGCTACAATCCCATCTACCGATGGTGGCAACTTCAAAATTGCTATGATTGTGAGCGCAGCCGGAACCGCTGCGCTAGCTGTCAATACGACCGGAACTACCTGGAAATATCTCAGGACTACCGGCACACTAAACTCGACCTAACAGTCGTTTACCCTTTGTAGAGAACAGGCTGTCACTCTTGGGGCGGTCTATGAGTGACAGCCTGTTTTCCTATACCGCCCGAGGGAACTATGGAACAAAAAGAATATACCGGAAGTTGCTATATCGGAGTTGTAGGCTCTGAGCTGGAAACTGGAGAATGTCGAGATAGTATCAATAACATTTTTCGCAGACCCGGCGATAGCGAGATACATTCCATCAGAGCAACTAAGGGCTATGAAGCCCGCCAAATGCACCTTAACAACTGGATAGATCACACTCAACATGAGTTTGGTCTTTTCCTAGATCATGACCAGACATTCCAAAGAACAGCACTGGAACAACTAAGAAATCACAAGTTACCGTACGTTAGCGGTTATTATCTCCGTAGACAGTACGCACCAATCGCACCTGTATTCTTTCATCCTTTCACCGAATGGCCTTATGAGCCATACTTGGATGAACCAGAACGCGGCAAACTTCTCCACATCGGGGCTAGTGGTTGGGGTTGCTTACTCATTCATCGTGACGTTGTAATAGCGACCCGTGAAATTCTAAAGGGCGAGAACGAAATCATAGAAGACGACATGGATATGTGGCCCTTTGACTTAAACGCAGTCATGGCAGGGGTGAAATCACTAAAAAAGGTGGTTGAAACGGCCCCAGTCAAGAAAACAATGCTCACGTCACTGAAAATAATCAGTAGAATCCTGTCGGGCGAACTGATTCCATTGCGGGGACTTAAGAACGTAGTGGGTTCAGATATACGCTTTCCGTTCTACGCATTACAGGCCGGATTCAAATTGTATCTTGACCCAGAAGTAAGATGCTCCCATATGGTGAATTACCCGATACACCCGGACGATTTCACAAGTCACCCACCGCACATCATAGCGCAGACCAAACAGAACGCGATGACAGCGGTACTAAAAGAGCGGGAAGAAATCCGCGAAAGGTTAGAAGTTCTAAATGGATAAAGTACTCTTCATCACCCCAGGCCCGATTGAATGGGCATCATCACGAATGCGGGCGCATTGGATAGCTGAAGGTATCGAAGGGGCGGAAGTAAGCCAGGTTGAAGCGTCTTTGCTTTCAGAGAAAAGACATGCGATTGTTTAAGTAAAAAGAACTATGACAACCGACGCAACACATATAAAGAAAGCAACTGGCGCAAAAGTATTCTGGGACATATGCGACCCGGTTCACTGGTTCAGCCCAAAAGAAGCGCGGGCAATGGCGGACGCGGTAGACGGCATCGTTTGCAGTAACGAGAATCTTGAAAGTGATTTCAGGGAGTGGTACGGGGGCAGCGGTAAAACAATACTTACAATACCAGACCGCATCAACCTTGACCACTTCCCAATCAAACGGACACACCAAAGAGCTGAAACAATTCGTTTCATTTGGTACGGGGCAGGCCAGAATAGATTCTCATTACTGGGAGCGTTTGCCAATCTCGAAAGGTTAGTAGCAAATGGAGTTAGCCTATCGCTGACAATATTTGATGACCGACCCCATGACAACTGGCAAGGGGTGGTTAGTTTCCCGATTTACCACGCTAAATGGGAGCTTGACACCGAAAACGCAATCATCGCCGAACATGACATAGCACTGTTGCCACCATACCCAGGTGCGTGGGGGAAGGTGAAAAGCAATAACAAACGGTTGACCGCCAACGCTTGCGGATTGAATGTGTGGCTAGGAGAAACGTATCAGGTGGGTTGGAATTATTGCAATTTCGTAGAAGCTAGAAGAGCGTGCAGTATTTCAAGAGATTACACCATCGAAAAATCAATCTCGCAGTGGAAGGAACTGTTATGCCTAGAATAGTATTCATCGGTGGTACCCACCCCAGACACCTATACTATTTCAATCGGATTGCGGAAAAGTTCGACGTTATCGGAGCAATCCTGGAACAGCGCGAAGGGATGATACCAACTCCGCCGGAATGGTGTGAACATCTCGACAAGGCATTGTTTAGCCATCATTTCAGGTCAAGGGATACGAAGGAAACCATTTATTTTGGGAACCAAGAGATTGAATTCAATCACATCACTGTTGACCCTGACAAACTGAACACTCACGCTAACGCCGAATATATCGCCCAACTTTCACCTGACTTGGTTCTAATCTTCGGATGTCACATGATACGCAATCCATTGCTAGAAGCATTGCAGATGCCAGCGGTCAACCTGCATCTTGGATTATCTCCACGTT